TGTATTTATAGATATGGTGATAATCGAGAAGGGGGCAAATAGCTTCATCTACATAGCCCTATTTGATAAGAAAGAAACAAGTAGTAATTCCTACACCTTTTTATTTCAGCATGAAGTAACAAAGGAAGAGGTGACTTTAAACCTTACGGATGTGAGTGATTTCAAAGATCGGTATTCAGAATTTGCAATTAGCGAAGCCTCTTTCAGTTCTTCAACTGTTGGATTTTGGCGGTACTATGTAACCCAAACGGGAAGCGGTGCTGATATTATTGCCACAGGAAAAATGGAATTGACTGCACCAAATCTTTCTACTACAGGAGTGGTGAGATACAACGGCTATAATGGTACTTATAAGACCTATACAACAAGCGCATGATAAAGTTATTTAAGTTCGATCAAGTTCCTCTGCCCGTTTACAAAGAAGTAAAAG